GGGAAAACAAAGTAAAATCTAGCGCGCTGGCTGACATCAAGGGCCTCTTCATTGATGATCTGACCGGTCAGACCACAGGCACCCGAAATAAACTGCAGGCCTGCATTTTGTGTAATATCCGTGCCGGCGCCGGCTTTGTTGCCGCCGCGGACCATTGCATAGGTGTTTGCAACACTAGAGTGGTGCACATCTCCGGTTCCCGCTTCGGGGCCTGCGCCTTTTTGGAGATATCTCCAATTCTTATATTTAACGGGGCCATACATACCAAAGGGTAGAAATTCTTCATTGGTTGTGCCAGCATCAACGTCTGTATTCATCTCAATGCGGATATACTTCGAACGATTTCTGTACATCCCTTTTTCTACAAGGCGCCTATCGTTATTATCAAACGTTACATATCTATCGCCAATTTGTCTAGCAATATAATCTAAAGAATTCGGATCTAAATTACAATTACTATATCTTTCTAAAACGACCGGTGAACGATCAGTGTCATCAATTCTTCTTACAAGAACGTCGAATTTTCCATATTTGTAAAACTCATTTGTGCTGTAATCAAGGTTTGTAATTGAAACTTTAACATTGTCTTGTACCCAAGCTCCCAAATCTAAACCGTGGAACTTAAACAACTTCTGCATTTTATTGGCGTGGTAGCTACCAGAATTGGCGCCGCCGCCCATATCTTGTGAATAGAACCAACCAGTTGCAGAATTAGTGCTGTCGCCAGAAGCATTTGTTTTTCCCTGTCTAAAGGGCAGCAAGTGACTACTGTGATTACTAGTGCTGTTTGCGGTGTTGTATGGCGCGATGCCCAAAATAACACCAAAATATTTTGGCGATTCAGTAAACCCGGCGTTGATCATAACGTGGTTGGCGCCGGCGCCTACGTCAGTATAGGAACTAGCAGTAAGCTGATAATTAAGGCCGCTGCCAGAATTTTCCATCATAGACAACTCATACTCATATGATTCGCCCAACCAGTATGGAATGCGCGAATTGGTTGAAGTAATAGATTCGTTAGTCAAAGTTGGGTTCGTGTTAAAAACTCTTCTAAGGTGATTTTTATTGCCGGGCGTTAAATTAAAAGTAATTTTTCTACCATAATTTGAACCTGAAACAACAGCATGAAAATTGCCGGCTGCGTCAGAAGCAATAAATTGTGCCTTGGCGCCTGCAATGTTCGGCTGTGTTGACACGCCGCCAGTTATGGCGCCGCCATTCGTTTGTCTTCCGACCAAGCCCATGCTGCCTTGATCAAAGTACCAAACAGCAGCCAAGGTGCCAGTCGTATGAACTTTCGCGCTGACGATGCCATCACTACCAGACATTCTGCCCGGGAAGACCCACAAGCCATACGCGCCGCCGTAGTCAACATTATCTTTCGCTACGGGCGTCCCGGTGGATGACATTCCTAGTTTTTTAGTTGTGTTCCAACCAGCTTCGCCACCAGAAGATTTTGAGGAATGCTCTTTGCCCAATAAACGCACGACGTTGCACGTCGAAGAATTCTTTAGCCAAGCTTGCGCTGCATATGACGCATAAAGTGGAGTTTGTGTGTTTCCTTCTCTCCAAACATCAACACCTTTGCCGCCCGGGAGGGGTTCACCGAACATCTCAACATAATCAGCAAATGAATCAACCCGTACAGGCCTCATTGCGGGGCCGCGCTGAGTGCGGCCAATAATCATTGGGCCAACTTCTCTTGGTTCTCTTGGAAGTTGTGAGTTGTCTATTTCATTTAAAAATATGCCCGGGGAAACGAATTTAAACTTCTTTGCAGCCATGCTGTATAATCTCCTGCTATATCACTAACAGTAAATAGTTATTCAAAAGCCAAAAAACCTTAAGGCTTAAAAGGGTTGGTGTCTTTATGTCTTGGAATATACGGCTCTTGTTCTTTTCCATCTTTGACGCTGTAATCGTTTATATCACCAAGCATAACATGTTCGCGAGGGAAGCGAACCTGCACCTTGTTTTCTCTTATTGTAACTCTTGGCCCGTCTTGGTTTTGGCCGGCGCCAACAATTTGACCTATAACTTTTAATTTAATTGTTGTCTCATATTTTTTTTCGTCTTCTGCTAAATTTGCCAAATTATTTTCAGAATCATATCCGTCTTGTATAAACGCTTCATATGAATGCCCGTCGCGATGGAGCATAAATTGATTAATGCCGCCGGCATACACCATGAATGGTTGCATTAATTCGTTCATTTGTTGCTGATAATCAGTTCGTAAATTTATGTTATATGTAATATCATAATAAGTTGGCATTGGTATAGACATAATTTTATATACAACTTTTTTATTTTCTATTTTTCTTCCAAACTGATCGCGGTTGGGAAAATTAACTTGTTTTACCTCGCCCCTTAATCTGTCGGTTGCAGCAAAATTTCTTGTTCTATCTTGCTGAATTCTTTGCGCAATATAAAATGCGCCGCCTTTATAATCTTCAGAATATTCTTTTTTTGGAAACAAATGCCCGGGTATTGGCCTATTCGAAACTTTTGTTTTTTCAACGGAGGCCCTTTCTATAGTAATTAAAGGAAAGATCAGCGCTTCTGAGTCGTCGCTTCTAATTTCTTTGTTATTTTTCATTTGGAAAGCTCTTTCCGCCGTTAACCAAACAACAGGAACTTTCCGAAAACCATCATTTCTGTGTGCAAAAATATCTAACACTTTATCAACCCACTCAAAAACTGAAGAGTCGATGGTTTCAAAATTCGATGGTTTTAATACTACTTTATTACTTGGCATTAAACTTTCCTTCTCTTGCTCTTATACATTTTGCCGTAATTTCAAATCTGGAATCTATTTGTCCAAATAGTTGTTTTGGCTCATCTAATTGTACAATTTCATAATGCATATCTCCGTACAAAACAAAATCACCAACTCTCACATATAAATCCTGATCTTCTGTTAAGCGCCTTTTGTGGAAATTAACAGTAATTTCTGCACGTCGGTCTACACCAAATTTTCCTGCCTCTGTCTTTATTCCACCCCACTCAACTAATGCATAAACTCTAATTGGTGCTAAAAAAGTTTTCTTAAGAGCTTCGCCGTAAACTTCGTGAAAATCTGAATGCTCTAAACTAACAGGGTAATATAAAACTTGTTGCCCGATGACTCTTTCAATAACTTCGTCATTTATTTGCTTGACCAAGTTTTTTTCTTTTTCACCTAAAAATAAAGGCGGTGGGGGGGCATCTGGTTGTGACCACTTGTCTTTCGGATCTGCCATTCATTTACCCCACATATATTGGCACAGGAATTTTTTCTTGTATCTTAGTGGCGTTTTCAGCAATGCTTGCATCCCGCTCAGCAAGCTTAGCATACGTAAGCTCATCCAATATTGTCTTTAATTCATCTCGTAAAGCATCTTGTTCAGCCTTTGCTTGGCCAAGTAGATCAGATGCATTTAATGTAATATTGTCACCGGGGATTGGTACACCACCAAACTTACCTCTAATTTGTCCTAGCACTTCTTTACATAACGCCAAAGCAAATCTTCTAATCCACTGTTTGCCTATACTATTAATATTTTCATATGGAATATTTGCAAATGGCAAGGTATTCATATTATTAACACCGGCCGCACCATTGCGGCGATCTGATGCCTCATCCCACGGATCTTCTTTTACTGTGAACTTAAACCAGAACTTAAGTGGAAAGAACGGGCCCGGCGTTGGAAATATTCTTAACTTGTTGTTATGTATTTGATAAGAATAATGAGAGATCCTAGTATTGATTGAATCTTCATAATTTATGGCCTGCAATTTATTTTGCCACGTTGGAACAACTTGAAAAGTTGAATCATCTGCGTATTGACCATATGAAGACATATTACCAATTACATTAAGGCCGCCGTAATATGCAAAAAATCTCCACATGGCCCGGGCGGTTTTATAATATACCTCTCTAACTGTGATCTTCTTTTTACCAACTTCCCCATAATAAGGATATCCTGAATTCTCACTATCAATTGAAGCCGAATATACAACTGACTGTAGGTCATAATCTTGCCGGCCGTTAGTAGTAGTAAACGATGCTGAATAAACGTGCTGGTTGCCGTCTAACAGTGCTTCTTGGGCAATACCGTCCCCAGCCCTGCTTGTGTAGCTAAAAGTGAACTGTGGGTACTTTAACGCCACCCCCTCTGGGCCTGTGGATACTTCGCCGTCTTCATTAAAAGAAGCGGTCGTGGCGCCCAATAAATCACCCAATGAATTCTTTGCTTGGTGGATATTAACCAAGTATGAATATTCTAATACTGCTTCTTCATATGCGGCATATACATTGCCTTCTGTTATCTCAATATCTAGTACATCGCCGCCAAGCTTCTTATAAACATATGCAACTTGATCGCTCGCGCCATTAAGAAAATTTATACTATCAGCATAAACTCCATATGGCAGCGCCGCCTTTACGCTATCGTTGTCTCCAGTCGCAGGAAGCACTGACTTGCTTAAAGTGCTAGACGGTGTTAAAGTCGGTTTGGCCATTCACTAATTCCCCCAATACATAGTAATTAGTTGAATGGCTTTAAAAAGAGCTAGCTTACGTGGTTTTAGGCTTGGTTGTTTTTCTTGTCGCTGGTTTTCTTGGCTTTCTGGTGGTAGTTTTTCTTGGCTTTTTAGCTGTTGGTTTTTTAGGGGCTGGCTTCTTTACTGCGGCTTTTTTAGGTTCCGGCTTTTTTACCTCTAGAGCTTCCTTTTTCTTTTCTACAACTTCAGGTTCCTCTGCCTTGGCCCAGCGCTTGGCCCAGACAGCAGAGGCGGGGGCCGGCGCCGTTGGTTCTTCGGGCGTGATACCATATTTTCTACCAAACTTTCTACCAAACTTTTTTAAAAATTTTCTAATTCTTCTTTTCTTGCCCATGGGAACTCCTAGGTTATATTATATTATAGATAGTTTCGATTTTAAAATGAAAATCTCAAAAATTTTACCGGCGGTAATTTTTGGCAGATCAGTGTTTTGAAAGTTCAATAGCAATTTCACTTATGTTTCTCATCTGGTGCCGCCGGTAGCCAATCATCGAATGTTTGCTGGACCGCGAATTGGTTTGGGGTCGTCACCGTGGGCTTGGCCTCTAGAAGTCCTTCAAGAGTTTCACCCATCGAAGTCAGACGCATTAGAATTACCTCTAATGCTTCCCTAGTTAATTCAAGCTGTTGTTCCGCCTGTTCTACTTTTTCTTCAACGGCGAGGTGCCGCTCTAAGATGTTTTCATATCCTTCTTTCATATATCACCTCTTTTCTTTTAGTGTATCATATGTTTTGTGCTTTATAAACAAAAAAGACAGGAATATTCCTGTCTTTTAAGTTTTTCTTGACACGCTATGACTCGATATTTATCAAATATTAAGCCAAATCAATGCGTATTCAGTGTCGACAACACCAGAAGCCATGCATTGGCCCACCGGGTATAATAGAGGGTCACTATTGGCCGCCATAACACCACCAGCGTCGGCATCTGATCTCACCACTCTATGGCCTAATACTACAACAGCCTCACTTGTTAACAGAGGGACAGGGCCGTTTGTTTGGAGCCAACCAAAATAACCGTTTTGCAAGTCAATTACACTTGCGCCGACGACGGCGCCTGATTCGGTCGTCGGGGCGGTAACAACAGCAGTGTACGGATTTTTTACAAGCGATGCTTGTGAGCTATTTTTTACAACGGCCGTTTTGATCGGATCATATGTTGTAATAATAACTGTCGGATCAGCACTGTGATCGTGAGCCGGGTGAGATTTAACTCTCAACATCTGCCCTTCACCTTCTTGGTCATTAATGAACAAATAACCTTCAGCGTACAGATTTGCCGTCAAGTCAGTGTCGCCAGCAGTTTCAATCGATATCGAAGTCGAACCCGCTGCGTGGTCGAAGGTCGCACTGTCTGTGTCTGCATTGGTAATTGTACAGTTTGTGTGATTAGCGACATGAGTCGTCTGCTGTACAAGCTTGCCGGCGGTAATGGCGGCGCCTGTTTGGCAATATCTAAATGTTCTATCGCCATACTCTAATTTTGATCCCAGCGGCCAAAGCTGCGTTGCGCTTTCCGTAAACGGATCTGCCACTGCGGGCTTGCCCGACGAGACAGAGTTTTTGCCAATAATCAGCACTGTGTCTGTCTGCATGGTGGTCGCTTCAGCAGTAGAAGCTGTGCCCCCGGGGTCGCCGGCATGTGTTGGGCCGGATCCACTTGCGTATGTAACATAGTTACGTCGATTACCGGTCGACACCGTTGTTTGGTCGTTAATCAAGGCTTTTATTCTAGCCCAACCTACTCTTTTAGTTCCCATAATATATTCCTCCTATAGAAAATTAGGTCAATTAACAAAAGGCATTTCTCCTTTCTAACTATAAATAAATAGTCCACCACAAAAGAAAACCCCCGCTCCGAAGAGCGGGGGCCGGAATATAATTCCTATTTAGCTAATTTAGCTAGTCGCACCAGCCTCACCCAAGAGACCGCGCACAACAACCAAGCCATACATATCAGGACGCACCATCTTCTTGGCATATCGCGTCATCACGCCCTTGCGGGGCACGAAGTCTTCGACACCGAAGATAGTCGGCGTAACCTGCAGCGGAACATAAGGACTGTAAACATAGCCACTCTCAAGGAAGCTATTGCCCTTACGACCAACCAAAACAATGTTTCTGTGGAAGTAAGGATCGACATAAACGTCCCACTTCTTCGAAACACTGCCGGCCTTGACGGCACCAACAGTACCAGTGTCAGCATCAGCAGTGACGCTAGCACGGAAACCAGAGGTAAACTCTAGAATGTTGGCAACTTCGGGGCCGCAAACAATGAAGTTCGCGCCGCCACGCAAAGTCTTACGATGAATATTAGCAGAAACGTCGTTGATCGTCTCAACAAGCGTCTCATACCACTCGCTAACCGTACCGGTGAAGTCGGGAGCAGCCGAAGATGCACCAATCTCATTACCAGTTTTGCGATTTACGAACAGACCCGGTGAACGCGACCAGTAATACGTAGCCGCAGTTGCACCATTAACCAGATCTTGAAGAATCTCTTGATCAATCTCTAGAGCAATTTGCTCTGAAAGAATCGAGGTCAATTCAACTTCAGCATCGAGGTTGTGATAGGCGTTGAGATCCTGCCCAAGCTCTGGCGACCACTTGGCCTTCAGCTTCTTGGTTTGCGCAGTTACAGCAACACTATCGACCTTGATGTCGATCTCGGGAATGTTAGTTTGACCTAACCCAGTTTCTGCCTGTCCTTGTACATTAGTCGCCAATTCAAGACCCCAAGGGTCAGAACCAATAACTGAACCGATCGCGGTCGATGCACCAAAAGTATCGATACGCGGATATTCGAATATCGGACAATCGTCAACGGCGGTACCGAGAACGGCGCCGGCGGCTACGCCGACCGCATCCATGGACCCGTCCGGACCAATAATAGTAATAAGAACAAACGTACTATCGTCCGGATCTAATCTAGTTAGACGACGAACAATCTGAACATTATAATCAGCTGCGTTGTGCGTAGCTACCGCGGCGGTACCGGCTGTGCCACCTCCAAGAGCGCCGGCGAGGGTCGCTTGGGCCGTAAAGATGCTGCTGTCGGCCAAAAGGCCGGTGTCGGTGCACAACTTCGCGAAGCCAATCGCAGACAAGTTATTAACATCCAAACCGGGCATCATGCCACTAGTCGCATCCGTGGTTTTAACCTTAATAATAGCAACTCTTCTGCGCGCCGCGGCGCCGTCGGTGATCAGATCAGCATTTGCCATCAAA